ATAACTTCGCTTTTAGATTTTCAGAACAAATACTTCAAAGCCCTGCATCCTTTCACAATGCAGGGTTTTACTTTAATATAAAGAAGCAACGCTTCTTATTCAAAAGTGATTTGTTTTTCAACATCCTGAATTTTACCATCTAAAAAGCTTTTCAAATAATCAATAACGCCTTTTATAGCTTCTGTATTAGAAATATTAAAAGTCCGCTTATTACTGTCTATAAGTTCGAGTTTTTGACCTTCCGAAGTTGTACCGATTGCAAACTCAGACAATTTGTTTTTACTCTCAAATAAATTATTTCTTCTTTCTGTTAAAATACTGAGTTCTTTAATTCTCTGTATTTTCTCGTCAAGAGTTAAAACCTTTTTTTCTTCTTTTACTAGTTCTGTTTTTTGTTCGTTTTCCTTACGTTTAAAAAATTCCTGCATTTCATTTTCCAGGTCTTCAGTTTCTGCGATTTTTTTATCCTCCAGGCTTAAAACTTTTTTAGCCTCTTTGTTTTCGTTTTTGATAACTTTTAAATCCATGTTTTTTTCAATTTTCATTTCTGTATTAGTTCCTTGATTTAATTTTTTTGCTCCCATTGTATTAAAATTTAATTAGTTAGTAAATATCTGATAATTAATAAAATAAAAAATAACTAAAAGAAAATTTTATTTGCCGTTGCTTTTCTTCCGTGTTCCAGTACGTCAAAGAACTAATTTTATAAAATCGTTTTGGCTATGTACGTTTTAAACGAGTTAAAATATAATATTAAAAACCGCCTATCTTTCTCTTATATCTCTGATATAAAGATAATTAAAATAATTAAACTGTGCAAACAGCTTGATTTATACAAGTTTACAGAGATTTTAAAACACTCAATATCAATTAATTGCACAAAAAACAAACATTTAAACAATTAATTTAAAGAAATTTACAAATATTTTTCTTTTTATATTGGTTCTAAATAATACTAAAACACAGAAATACAGTACTTTAAAACACTTGGTAAAAATTTACACTTATTAGAAAGAATAAAATTTCAGATAACTGTTTTTCTGTCTTTTACGTCATACGGTACAGGCTACGCAGTACAAAACGTTTGTTTAAAACCCCGCCCCGCCCTAAACAACAGAGCGGAAAAAATTAAAAAAAATATCGTTATATGATGGGAGTAATCAGGTAATTGACTGTAAATAAATAAATTACAAATACAACAACAGGCAGATAATAAGCATTTTACAATATGAGAAACAGAGGTTCACACTCAAAATGCCTTATTAATAAACAAAATTGAAATCAGCAAAGCTGCTAATCTTCGGAATAGTAGTTAGGTAGAGCGATAGAGCCGTTAAAGCTATTAACAGGATGGAAGTTACAACCAATGAACAAAGTATCCCAGGCATCAGTACCGTCGGTACGCAATTCAACCGGGTTCTCTTCGCTGTCCGGTTCTTTCTCCATAGACTTATCTTTTCCCCATCCGTTCAAACCAACCTTAGTACCTGTACGATTGATGGCTTCGATAAGTATTTCATTATTGATAAGATTAAACTCAGGGAATAAGTTCTTAACACCTTTGAAAGCTAAATCTATCTCACGATGCTTATCATCATGCCTCCAAGCCTGACCGATGTAAACATCTTTAACATAGAAACCTCTGCCTGATATAATACGTTTGATTGTATCAAAGAAGCTTTCAGAAGAATTAGCAGACTTCCCCTGAAGGAATGTTTGATCAAAATAGAAAACAACATCACGATTAGGCCAGCTCTGGTAGTAATCACAAAACTCATTACATAGTTCAGGCAACATACGTGGATGCTTAACAAAAAAGGAATTGACAGTTTTAAGTCTCTTCTTCTCATAATCAGGCTGACCAACTATCAGCCAGTTGATATTGATGTTTACATCAAGAGCGATGTATAAAGGTTTATCAGGATCAATATCATCATCCTGATTACAGTTGTTAGATTTATATTCAGCCTCACGCCATTTAATTGATCCGTCAGAAGCTCTGTAATTATTAAGATATGAATTATTAAAAGAAGTATAAGTATGCAGCTTCTCATCAAAAGCACCATAGAAAGCACCTTCAGTATTATTATTAATAACAGACAGGATAGCAGTCTTAAACACATAAGGATTAAGCTGACGTTTCATATCTGCGACATAACGTTCTCCAACGATTTCAATATTCTCCAGGATAGAAAACACAACAAACAAAGTAGCCTCTTTACGATAAAGATCTATTTCATCTTTTAAAGTTCTGATTTGATTTTTATAATAACGACTATCAGTTGCTTTGCTTTGTAATAAATACAGTTCATAGATAAGACCTTCAATAAGTAAAATCAAATCCTTATCCATTTGAGAATACATATCAGTAAGCCATTTAGCACGTCTGTCCGGAAGGTCTGAAACAAGAGTATATCCGGTATGCCAAGGGCAGTCTTTAAAATCAACTAATCCTGAGTTTGCAGGAATTAATTCATTAGATAACTTATCATAATTAAGCGTTTTAGCTTCATCACCAATCCAATAGTCAAGAGTTAAGGAGTTTGAAGAAAATTCAATATCCTGAGAGATGATATGATTAACAGAGCCGTTGTACCAATGAATACAATATTCCCAGTTACGAGGCTTAATCTTCGGTTCTTGAAAACCTGCTGTTTTAGGAGCTTTTCTACCGACAAAATAATGAATGCCTTCAATAAAATCCAATCTTTCCAGAGCATGAAGAGTAGCCGGAAGAGTTCTTGTAAGAGCCTGTTTAAAAGAACGTGCCACAATAGCTCCGGAGCTCTGAGGCATATTCTGAACATTCCGTAACAAAACCGGCATAATTATTCCTTCAGACTTCCCAAAACGCCTGGATGCGATGGCAACAGTATTACGTGCCGCAATAGACAAAACATATTGCTGAGCACGATTAAGATAAAACTTTTTGTTATTCTTTTGAGCCATCCTTTATTGATTTGGTAATTTTAGTTTCTTTGATAAACTCAAGCTTTTCGATGACAATACCATATTTGTCCGCAAGTTCTTTTTTTCGTTTATCAAGGTCATCAATAGGCTTAATCCCCAGAACTGAAGGATCAGAAGTAATTTCGAAAGTCTGAGGAATAATCTTATCAAAAGGAGGCCTTATAATATCTTCCTTGTCAGTTTGATTATGTTTACCCATTATATTTGAAGCATAAGCCATTGTGTAAGCATCTTTTTTTTCTTTAGCAATCTCAATAGCTTGTTTTGTAACTTCACCTATAAAATAGCGAATAAAAACCTTTCTGGGGTCTCCGGTAGGATCAATCTGATTAGCCAGGATACGTTCAACATAATTAATATCCTTACAGAAATTATAAAAAGTAATCTGAGGATAATGATGTTTAACTCTTTTATACAATTCAACATCAGGAAGAGAAACCTCTTTAAGTCTGATTTCAAGAATTTTTTCAAGCCTTTCCTTGTGCCTGATTTCTTCATCAGTAAAGATAACATCTTCATCATTGTAGGATTGAATAATTTTCTCAAACAAAGATTTCCTCATAATTTTGTTAAATAATTTGTTTACTTGCTATTAGAAATAATTCTCAAAGCTTCAGTCTGAGCTGCCGGACTTCCCATTTTAGCCATTTTGATAATTTCGGAGCGAAGTTCAAACTCAGACTTCAGACGAGCAGCTTCACATCTTTTGAACACTTCAGAATACCTGTCTTCAGCAATATCAATAAACTCATCAATATCAAAACCAAGCAAAACAGCAATTTCCTTAGAAGAAAAGAAAGCTGCTGCATAAACTTCCATCAACTGTAATTGTTCTTCAGAAAAGTTCATCTTTATTTAGTATCAATGAATTATTAGTAACTCTGATAATTTCTTCTTTGTAAATATTAAAAACTTCCGGCATAGAACAAATGACACCGGATTCAAAAGCAGGATTAGGAGTTAAATTTGCACTTTGATTAACAACAATCTTAAAATCATCATTTTCGATTAAAGTAAGCTTCATGTGATTATTAGCTAAAGCAATATAAGACAAAGCCTTATTAGCAAACAACAATAAAGAAGTCTTATTTCTTTTAACTGAAGTATTTAAAATAAGCTTTAAATTACTGATATAATCATTCTCAGAAGCATTAATCAAAGTTCTTATGATTACATCCGAAATAGAAAAAGAAGTGATAGTAACTTCTGATTTTCCGACAGAGTGAAGCAAATACAAAAGCATCTCATGAGAACTCCACCGGGCCTGAGTGAAAAAATGGTAGTATCTATTAGGCTTAATATCACCAATTTCGTTTTGGATAATATCGAAATGTTTGAAATCAAAAATATTCATCATGAAAAATCATCTATCTGTTTATAAAGAGAAAATCTTTTATTATCAAGCTCAACAAGTTCTATTGCTATTTCCTGACGTTCATCATCTGAGGAAACAAGTTTTAGTTTAGCATGTAAAGATTTAATAGAATTATATATATCACTAGCTCTAAGAAATTTACTTTTCTTATCAAGAAAATATATTTCATCATTTTTGAAATACTTTTTTTCATCGTAGTTAAGCTCTGACCAGTTCTTTTTCAAAAAATTAACGGTATTGTTTTTAGATACAACAATACCGTCATTTTTATTAAAATTAGCAATATGAATAGGCTTATTTACAGACTTATCTGTATTTATTCTTCTTTTGCTTTGTTCGTTACCTGATCTGTGTTCAGAGCCGGAGAAGAATTTTTTTTTGCAGCTTCCTGTTCAACTTTAACAGACAATTCAAAAGAAATTCTTTCAAGTCTGCTGATTAACAAATTATGAGGCATTGTTCCTTTTTTAGCACCTTTATTTTTTTCAAAATATTTATTATCGTCAGTTTTGTGCTTGAGAAATAATTTTAAACCTACAGCATAATCCTGTTTTTCATCCTCAAGATATTTTTTTATTTCCTCTAAGGCTTTTGCAGTTTCTTCCATGATATAATGAATATTAAATAATTATAAACAAAATTTAAA